TTCTTGAGCCGCCGGTTGCCAATCGTGTACTCGGCCACCGCGCCACCCGCGACCATCGCGCGGATCGCACCCTGCACCGCTTCGAGATCCTTCTGCGATTGGCTGCGGCCGTCGAACGCGCTCGGCTGGCCGGCGTAGCTCAGCCCAGGCAGCACCTCGAGCTGGCCCGCCCCAAGCGTCACATGCTCGCCGCTCTTGGTGGCCTCGGCCTGCCAATACCACTGCCCGGCATCGAACCCGGTGCTGGTGGCCTGCGCGATCAGGAACTCCCACCCGGTGCCGTAGGCCGTGCCCACCACCGTCGCGCCTTCATGCGTCTTGTTGAACCGCAGGTAGTAGGTCAGCGTCCAGCCACCGCCGCTGTCGATCGCGTTCCCAAAATTGTCGCGGCCGGCATTATCACGCCACTTCACCGTGTCGCCTGCTCGGATCTGGGCGGGGATGTTCACGGCCTCACCAGTTGCGGACAAACGCCGACGCCGCGGCTTTCTCCGATCTTAGGCGCGGCTTGCGTGCCTCGGTATCCGTCTTCTCCAGTCGCTTCTCCAGCTGGTCCCAGATCGTTCTCCGGTCGTACCGCTGGTACAGCCGATGTACCGCTGCGTACGCATAGACCAGGCAATCCAGCGCCTCGTTCCGCGCGCTTGGTTTCTTCACCCACTCCCGCACCGGGAAGCCCTTCACGTACCGCAGCGCCTGCTTCTCTGCCGTCAGCTGCTCGAAATACTCGCTCCCGGTCTGCGCATGGAAGTGCAGGTAACCCGGCCCCGGCTCGTTGTGCTTCAGCCGCCCGAACAGAGTCGTCTTGATCGTGTCGCCACCCACCGGGAAGACCTGCGCGCCGCGCTTCAGCGTCCGGCCCTGCGCGTTGATGTCCACCTTGCTCGCCTTGCCGATCGGCGCCTTGCCCCGCTGGCTCTGGCCCTTGATCGCGATCACACCCACGCTCTGGCGCTCCCGCGCGTACTGGTACACCTCCGCCGTTGCGTGGCCGCCCGAGTCCACGCACACCACGTCCGCCCGCAGCTTCGCCCCGCTCACGTGTTCCCAGTCGTGCAGCACCAGCACGTCCAGCTGCTTCCACACCTCAGGCCGGCACGGGTCGCCAAAGATCTCCTGGTGATCCACCAGCCAGCCTTCCTCCTCGCGGCCCCAGGCCCACACGCTCACCGCCAAGCGATCGCCCGCACTGCCGCCGCCGCCCTGCACGTCCACGCCGATCGTCACCGCCAGCGCGCCCTCCGGCAGCTGGCCCGACACATACGGCTCGCACCGCTGCAGCAGCGCATCGGCGCTCACCTTGCTGGCGTAATCCTCCTCCCAGGTCTCGCCGAGCACGGTGTTGACCCAGGTCTTTAGCCGTGGCGCATCGCCCTTGCTGCGCAGGAAATCCTCGACCACCTCCTCCCAGCTCTTCCATCCCAGCGGGCTGTAAAGCGATGAGATGTGAAAGCCTGCCGTCTTGCCGTCACCGGGCGCGGTCGCGCGCCATTCGCCCGCGGTCAGCATCCGCGTCTTGTGGCTTTCTGAGAACCGTTCGCAGCAGGCCTCGCACTCGTAGCGGACCGTGCTCGGCTCGTTGTCTTCCCACTTCAGCTGCGGCCATTTCAGCCACTGCATCGCGCCGCAGCAGGGACACGGCACGAAAAAGCGCCGCTGATCGCTCAGCAGATACTCCGACTCGATCCGGCTAAAATCCTTCACCGTCGGGGTCGAGGTCATGAAGATCTTGCGCCGGCTGAACGTCGTGCTCCGCCGCTCGGCCAGCGTCACCGGATCGCCCTCGCCGTCCACATCGCTCGGAAAGGCGTCCACCTCATCCAGGAAGATGTAACGGCACGGCGTCGATCTCAGGCCGGTCGCACTGTTCGCGCCGGTCAGGATCATCATTCCGCCGGGGAACTCCTTCGAAAACATCGTGTTGCCCGAGTCCCGCGAGCGGGCCGGCGCGATCTTTTCCGACAGCACCGGCGTCTCCGTGATCAAACTCTCCAGCCGCTGCTTGCTCAGGCGCTTGGCCATGTCCACGGTCGGCTGCACCATCAGCATCGGCCCCGGCGCGTGGTCGATCACATAGCCCAGCCAGTTGGCGCCGCCTTCCGTCTTTCCCAACTGCGCGCCGGCCATCAGCACCACGCGCTGCACCGGGCTGGTCGTGCTCAGGCAGTCCATCACCTCCTTGAGGTACGGCGTGCGATCGGTGCGCCACGGGCCAGGCTCGGCGCTGGCCTTCCCAGACAGCACCCGATGGTTGTCTGCCCATTGGCTCACCGTCAGATCAGCCTCGAACCGCAGCGCCTCCCGGCAAACCTGCAGCAGCTCGTCAATCGCTGATGGCACTACCCAAGCCCTCCAAGGCTTGCCCGATCTCCTTCAGCAGCATCGCGTGGATCTTCGCCTGGTCCGTCTCGGCCGCCACGATAGGCGCCACCCGGTCGGGGATGGTGCGCAGGCTGTCGCGCACCGCCATGTGCAGCTTGGCCAGCCGCATCTTCAGCTCAGACTTGTCCACCAGCTTCCCCGAGCGCTGGTCAAACTCCAGCCGCGTCAGGCGCGCCGCGTAGGCCTCGCGGATCGCGCGCGACTGCGCAAACGATGGGATGGCCGCGGCCTGGTTCTGCTGTTGCTGCAGCGCCTGGTCGATCGGCGGCGCACCACCGCGGCCGCCACGGTCCGGCGCCTTGGCCGCGGCCACCTGCCGGTCCAGCTCCTGCGGATCCGCCACCACCCAGCTGCGCTTCTCCTTGCGCAGTGCATCGCTCGTAAACCGACCTTGCCCAGCCCACTTGCTCAGCTGCGTGTACTCAACGCCCCGGTCCTTGGCGTACTGCAGCAGGTTCACGCAGCATCCTCAGGGAACTTCTCGCCCGTCGCCTCCAGCGTTGCGGTCTTGCCAGTGAAAGCCTGCCACCGCTTCACGATCACGTCGCAGTAGCGGGGGTCCAGTTCCATCAACCGCGCATGGCGCCCGGTCTTTTCGCAGGCAATAGCAGTGGTGCCCGAGCCACCGAAGAGGTCTAATACCATGCCTTTGCGCTTGGAACTGTTCTCAACCTGATACTGAAACAATTCAACAGGTTTCATGGTTGGGTGCTCGCCATTGCGGCTTGGTCGGTTGAAATCCAAGACGGTCGTCTGCGAACGGTCGCTGCCCCAGTAGTGCGCGGCGCCTTCCTTCCAGCCGTACAGGCAGGGCTCGTGCTTCCAGTGGTAATCCTGGCGGCCCAGCACCAAGCTGTTTTTGTTCCAGATCAAGCACTGCCGCACCTGCCAACCCACGTCGTAAGCAGCGCCGCGAAAGTTGTAACCCTCGGAGTCGGCGTGCCAGATGTAGAACACGGCACCAGGGTTCATCACCGAGTCGGCTGTCGAATAGACGTCTCGCAAGAACTGGCGAAAGTCGTCATCGCTCATGGAGTCGTTCTGGATCGTCAACGCCTCGGCGGTCTTGCCTTCGTAGGCCACGTTGTAGGGCGGGTCGGTCAGAAGCAGGTCTGCCTTGCCGCCAGCCATCAGCAGTTCCACCGCCTCAATCGATGTGCTGTCACCGCACATCACCCGATGCTTTCCCAGCAGCCACACGTCCCCCGGCTTGGTGACTGGATCAGCTGGTGGCTCGGGCACCGCGTCGGCGTCCGCATCTTCCGGGGGCAGCTCCTCGATGTCCGGCAGCAGATCCGACAGCTCGTCGTCGCTGAAGCCGATCAGGCTGAGGTCGAAGTCCTGCTCGGCCAGATCCTGCAGCTCAGAGCGCAGCAGGTCGGTGTCCCACCCAGCGTTCAGCGCCAGCTGGTTGTCGGCCAGGATGTAGGCCTTCCGCTGCCGGTCGCTCAGGTGGTCGAGCACCACCACCGGCACCGTCTTCAGCCCCAGCTCCTGCGCAGCTGACAGCCGGCCGTGCCCAGCGATGATCCCGTCGCTGCTGTCCACCAGGATCGGGTTCGTGAATCCGAACTCCACGATCGACGCCGCGATCTGGGCCACCTGCTCCGCGCTATGCGTTCTTGCGTTGCGGTCGTAGGGCTTCAGGCGCTCTAACGGCCACAACTCGATCCGCTTGGCCATCGCGATGGTGAGGCTGGCGTCCACTGTCATGCCTATTGCGAACCGTTCTCAGTTGGGCGGTTTGATTTTTCTCACGCTAGTCC